TAAACGCACACGCGAATAATACGGATATTCATGTAAACCCGTCTACGATGGGAAATTACGACACGGCAATTTCGGGGCTGATCGAACACAAGGAAGATACGAAAATTCATGTGACGGCGGAAGAAAAAGCATCGTGGACGGAGGGTGCAGAGCAGGCGGCGGCGGACGCGAACAGAGTAACCGAAGCGCTTAACGCCATTGCAGGAATTGAAAGCCGCGTTTCTCGCGTGGAAGACGGCCTGTTCAACAACATCACCGGGAACCCGTTTCTTGCGTCCTTTGATTCCCTCGACGGCATCACGCTTGTTAAGGGTATCTGGAACGAAGAAAGAAAGCGCATCGAATGTTGACGGAATATGCCTGCCCGCGGCGGGAACTGTCCTGCATCGTCGGAAACCTGTTCGTCGAACTGGAACCACCCTGCGACCATTGCGCCGCCGGGGACAGCCTGACGATATGCGGAACGACATACGCCGGGACACGGGCAACGCTGACCGTCACCGAATACGGATTTACATTTGACGGACCGCCGGAGGAAGTCGAACAAATCCGGGAAAGGCGGTGTCTAAAATAGACCAGCGACAAACCGAACAAAAGCCCGCACAAGAATTTGCAATCATCACGAAAGCGAAAGATTTAGTCAAGCACACGTTTATGATGACAAGCGAACGGAGATTTCCGAAGAAGTACCGCTTCACCATCGTAAACCGCTTGCACGATTTGACGCTTGACATTTTCCAGCACATACAGGAAGCGAACGAACTTGACCTTACAGACCCGCAGGAATACCGCGAACGGCGCTACGAACAGAAAAAGGCGCTGACAGAGTGCAAGACGGTTCTTTTCCTGATCGAACTTTCCTTTGAAAAGGAACTTATCTCTTCCGAACAATGCGCGGAATGGACCCGGCACGTTATGAACGTGAAGAACATGACGGCAAAGTGGAGGAAGCAGGATAGAGAGCGGTTCGCCGCACTACAACAGAATAGAGGAATCACGCCGCGGCGGTAACGCCCGGCGTTTTTCTTGGGGTGCGGCTTGTAGCGTCCAACTCTTACAACGTCCGCAACGTCAATTCCTCTGGCGCGATGAACTGGAACAACGCTTACAACGGCAACAACGGCGTTCGCCCGCTTTGGTGGAAACCGCGATTGAGTAGGCCGAAAGGCTGAAAACAGAGGACCACTATCAAAGGAAGCCGCATCCCTCCGCCGCGGTGACAGCGCGACGGTAAATACAAGATTGGTGAAGCAAGGTCCACGGAAACCAGCTTCCGCCCGCCGCGGACGCGCGGTGCGGTCCGATGATGACGCGTTGCGTGCGGCGGGAGCCGCAGACGCGCAAGGCCGATTCTATACACGGCAAGGAGTTTTTTATATGCAAGGCGCAGAATTCGAGCAGGTATATGATTTTGGGAACCTATACGCGGGGTTCCTGAAAGCACGCAGGGGCAAGCGACACAAACCCAGCGTTGCAAAATTTGAAGCAAATCTTCTTGAAGCCCTATGCCTACTTTCGGAAATGCTGAAAACCAAAACATACCGACCGTCAGATTATTTCGTTTTCAAGGTCTATGAGCCGAAAGAACGAATCGTTATGACGAACGCATTCAAAGACAAGGTGGTTCAGCATTCCCTATGCGACAACATACTTGAACCCGCGTTTTCAAAAGCCTTTATCCGGGACAACTACGCATCACAGAGCGGGCGCGGAACACATGACGGGTTATACCGCCTTGAAGAATTCATGCGGTCCTACTACTTCACACGCAAGGCGAACGCCGAGCGGGAGCGGCGGGCCGCAGGATTGCCGCCGCCCGGCCCGGAGGAAGTGCGGCACTATTCGGACGGCTGGGTTTTGAAATGCGACATATCGAAGTATTTCTATTCAATCCAGCATGAACCGTTAAAGCAGATGACGCGGAAGTACATCAAAGACCCGGATATTCTGTGGTTAGTTGACCTTATCGTTGACAGCACGGAAAATCCGGGAATTCCTATCGGCAACCAGACTTCACAATGGTTCGCCGTCATGTATCTTTCGGGCATGGACCATTTCATAAAAGAAAAGCTGGGTATTCGCTATTATGGGCGGTACATGGACGATTTCTATTTGATACATGAGGACAAGGCATATTTGCAATACTGCCGGGGCGAGATCGAACAATACGTTGCCCGGCTGGGCCTGCGGATGAACAAGAAAACAAATATTTTCCCGTTGCGGAACGGTATTGATTTCTTGGGCTTCCACACCTACTTGACCGAATCGGGCAAAATCATTCGCAAAGTCCGGCGGTCAAGCAAAAGTAACGCACAACGCAAATTGAAGAAACAGCGCGGTCTACTGGACCGGGAGAAAATCAGCCTTTCAGACATTGAACAGTCATACGGAAGTTGGCGGAGCCACGCCGCAAAGGGCAACTGCTATCACCTGATACAGAAAACCGACAGCCTGTTTCAAAATCTATTCAAGGAGAGTGAAAAACAATGGCCCAAAGTTTGAATTCGCTTGCCGTCGGTGCGCTTGTCAAAGATACAGGCACGCTTTACAACGGTAAGCCTATCATTTGGAAGATTGCCGACAAGGGACACACAGGCTACCCGTCCGGCGCTGTGACCCTGATTACGGAGCGCATTATTTCCATGAAATGCTTTGACGCTATCGAATCCGGCAACAGTGACGGCAACCGCCGCAGTTACGGCAATAACCGTTGGACCCTTTCTAACGTGCGGCAATGGCTGAACAGTCAGGCCGCCGCCGGGAAGTGGTACAGCGCCAAGCATGGCGCAGACGCGGCCCCGACGAATGCGAACGTATGGAGCAACTACAACGAATACGACGCGGAAGCGGGCTTTCTTGCGGGTTTCTCCGCGAACTTCATTGCGGCCCTGCTGACTACGACCCACACCGTAGGCAAGGCGACCGTAGACGGCGGCGGTACGGAGAGTTGCACCGACAAAATCTTCCTTGCGACCTGTACGGAAGTCGGCTTGTCCGGCGACGTGACCGCAGGAAGCAAGCTGGCCTTGTTCAGCGACAACAATTCCCGTCTTGCCTACCCAACGGCGGAAGCCGTGAGCAAGAGCGAATACACGGACGGAAATTTCAACGTAAATTCGCCGTGGTATTGGTGGCTTGCCGACGCTTACGCGTCCGGCTCTTACGGCGTCCGCAACGTCCATTCCTCTGGCGCGATGGACTGGTTCAGCGCTCACGACGGCGACGGCGGCGTTCGCCCGCTTTGTAATTTGTCCTCTGGAATCTTGGTATCTGATAGCCCGGATTCCGACGGAGCATACACGATCATTTGGAACCGCGCCCCCTCGAAGCCCTCTTCCATCACGGTTCCGTCCAGCGTGCGCGGCGGCGAAAGCCTGTCTATCAGTTGGGGGGCTTCCACGGACGAAGACGGCAATCTTTCCGGCTATATCCTCGAACGGCAGGTCAACGGCGGCGCATGGGCGCAGGTATACAAGGGCATCAACCGCAGTTACACCGACGCAATCACGTTCGGCTGGACCTCTGTTGCGTACCGCGTCAAGGCGTATGACAGCGCGGGCGCGGAAAGCGCCTACAACACCAGCGCGACGCGGACGGTGGTAAACAACCATGCGCCCGTTATCAGCGGAACAGATTCCAACTTGGGAACGAAGACCGCCGCGTTCGCGCAGAGTTACAGCGTAACGGACGAAGACAGCGGGCAGACCTTGACCGTGACGGAGTACATCGACGGCACGCAGAAGCGTTCCTACACCGCGACAAGCGGACAGACCTATTCGTTCAACATCACCGCCGCAGAGTGGGTGAAGCTGTTGAACGGGTCCCATACGCTGAAAATCGTTGCGGCGGACAACTACGGCGGAAGCGCGACCCGGACGTATACGTTCACGAAAAATGAAACGGAAATCGAACTTACGCTTGCTACCCCGCTTACTGCCGACGATATGGTGACAAAGGGTATCATGTCTGTCGTGCGTCAAATTCCAGCAGGTGCAAAATTCACCGTGGAAGTCTGCAACAACGGCAACGACGCTTCCCCGACATGGGAGGACGTGACGCAGAACGTCGTAAGCGGAAGTAAGTTCTTCCTTTCCAACACAACCAAAACGGCGAGCGCTTGGGGCTACAATTTCCGCATCAAGGTAAAGCGCGGAACGGCAACGGGCGATTGCTTCATTACGTCTGCGGGAGGTAACTTTGAATGAGCATTCAGCACAGAGAAGACAGCATTCGTGATATGAAGTTGGAGCGGCTGGGCGTGACACCGCCGCAGGACTGGAACGACGTTGAGCAGGTCCGCACGGCGAAGAAAGCTGAAATCGGCCTTGCGTGTTCCGCGGCTATCTATGCCGGAATCGACGTGGGCGGCGCACATTACAGCCTGACCGAACACGACCAAACCGAACTTATGGCGCAGTTCCAGACGGTCAAGGAGGGTGCAAAGGAAGTGCCATACCACGCCGACGGCGAACTTTGTCGTATGTATACCGCGGAGGAATTCACCGCGCTTACACAGGCCGCGACCGCCCACGTCTTCTATCACCGCACTTACTGCAACCACCTGAACGCGTGGATTAAACGGGCCGGGCTTGATGAAATCCCGGCTATCGTGTACGGCGCGGACCTGCCCGCCGACCTTGCGGCAAGCATGGCGGCGCTGATTGAGAAAGCAGGTGGCGACGCGTGAAACGTATATTGACGATTTGGGCCACGCTGGGCGCGGCTTACGTCGTATTTGAAACGCTTTTCCGTGGGTACTCCCACCCGTCTATGTTCGTTGTAGGCGGGCTGTGCGGGGTTCTGGTTGGTGCTATCAATCAGGCCCCGCGCTTTTATCGCGCCCCGGTCATCGTGCAATCGGTCATCGGGGCCGTTATCGTGCTTGCGGTAGAGTTTATTTCCGGGTGTGTACTGAACCTGTGGTTAGGGCTGGGCGTTTGGGATTACAGCAATCAGCCGGGAAACGTGCTGGGTCAAATCTGCCCGGCTTTCGGCCTGCTGTGGTTATTCATTATGCCGCTTGCTATTTGGGCGGAGGACACAACGCGTTATTTGATTTGGGCGTATGACTGCGCGGTTTATCACTCGCAGGAAGCGCCGCCCACAATCGCCCCGTATTCGCTGAAAAGCGTTTACGGGGACTTCATTTGCGGGAGGTAACAGAATGACAATCAGAGAGATAGCAAGCGGCGGAGGAATTGCCTTTGTGGTTCTGACGCTGGTTCAAATCGCCCCCGTGAAGTTGAACCCGTGGACGTGGCTTGCGCGTGCCATTGGGCGGGCAATCAACGGCGACGTTCTGCGGAAGCTGGACGAAACCCGTAAAATCCTTGACGACCATATCAAAACGGACGACGCGCGGAACGCTGATTTTCACCGTTCAAAAATCCTGCGATTCAACAACGAACTGTTGCGGGACATTCCGCACACGCAGGAAGACTTCATCGAGATTTTGCACGAAATCGACCTTTACGAAAAATACTGCGACACACACCCGGAATATGAAAACAACCGCGCCACACACGCGGTTGCAAACATCAAGCGGGTGTATGACGAACGGTTGGTAAAGCACGATTTTCTATGAGAAAGGTGGCGCGGTATGATTTATCTTTTCAGCGTTGCCGCCGGGCTGGTTGGCGGGTTCGCCGCCGTCCTGCTGTTGAGCGGACGACGGCCCCGCCGACGCAGAGAGGGCAAACAGAGCCGCCGGAAGATAGAGTGTTCAAAGCTGGTTCTTTGGGCGGTCCTCTGTACCTATTTCGCCGGGTTCGGCGTGGGCGTATGGGCTGTTGTCCTCGATGTTTCACAGCTTGGCGTTTTCCTTGCCTACGTTGGGACACCGACGGCAACGGTCATCGGCTTTTATTCATGGAAAGCAAAAGCGGAAAACGTTGTGAAAATCAAAAAGGCAAACCCGGAGGAAACGGAGGGAATGCCTGTTGACCTGAACAACGTTCAGCCGTAACGGAGGAATACACATGCCACAGGAACAAAAGAAATTCATCGAGCGGGTGGGCGCACTTGCCACGGCGGATATGCAGAAAAGCGGGGTCCTCGCGTCCCTGACGATAGCGCAAGCAATCCTTGAAAGCGGCTGGGGCAAATCTGGCTTGACGGTCAAGGGGAACGCACTGTTCGGCATCAAAGCCGGGACAAGCTGGACCGGGGCCGTTTACAGCGGCAAAACGCAAGAGTGCTACGACGGCGTGACCTTTACGACCGTGACGGGCCTTTTCCGGGCCTATGGCAGTTGGGCGGAAAGCGTCGCCGATCATTCCGACTTGCTTTCGCGCAATGCCCGCTATAAAGCGGTCATCGGGGAGCGGGACTATAAAACCGCGTGCCGGGCAATCGCTGCGGCGGGCTATGCGACCGACCCGAAATATGCGGACAAGCTGGTTCAAATCATCGAAACATACGCCCTGACAGCCTACGATGGAACAGGAAGCGCCGCAAAGCCCGGCGGTTCAAATACCACGGCGGGGACCACAAGCCCCGCAGACGCGAAAGGAGCAGGCAAAATGAAAGCGTCTGAATTTATCAACAAATTGCAAAACATTGTGGACAACTATAAAACGCTGTACGTCATGGGCTGTTTCGGTGCGCCCCTGACAGGCGCGAACGTGTCCCGCTATTGCACAAATCACAGGTACAACAAGCAGGCCGCGCGAACGGCGATGATTCGGGCGGCGGCGGATAAGAACCCGCCCGTCTACGGGTTCGACTGCGTATGCCTTATCAAAGGCGTTCTTTGGGGTTGGAGCGGAAACGCCGCGAAGCCATACGGCGGCGCGGCCTATGCTTCCAACGGCATTCCCGATCTTGGGGCCGACACCATGATTACGAAGTGTTCCGGCGTGTCCGCTGATTTCAGCGGCATTGTTCCGGGTGAAGCTGTCTGGTTGCCCGGTCATATCGGCGTATACATCGGCGGCGGAAAGGTCATCGAATGTTCGCCCGCTTTCAAGAACTGCGTGCAGGTGACGGCGTGCCTGAACATTGGCGCTATTTCCGGCATGAACGGGCGCAAGTGGACGAAGCACGGGAAGTTGCCGTATATCACCTACGACACCGCAGGCGGCGCACAGGACGGCGCAGGAAGCGCGACAAAGCCCAGCGGCACAACTACCACCCCGGCGACGCTTGCGTTCGCTGTGGGCGACGTGGTGCGCTTTACGGGCAACACCCATTACACCAACGCGGCGGCGGCAAGCGGCGCGGCCTGCAAGCCGGGAACGGCAAAGGTAACGGCGCTTGCAAAGGGCGCAAAGCACCCCTACCACCTTATCAAACAGCCCGGCGGCGGTTCTACCGTTTACGGCTGGGTCAATGCGGCGGACGTGCAGGCCGTCGGGAGCGGTACGACCGCGCCGAAAATGCGCGTCGGCGCAAAGGTGAAGTATTCCGGCCCGCTGTACCGCGACAGCAACGGCGGCGGACAGGGTAAGACCGTGAACGGAACGTACACAGTGAAGTATTACTATCCGGGCCGCAAGTGCGGCGTACACATCGACGGTTTGGGCTGGGTCCCCGAATCCGGCTGTACCGTCATCAGTTGACAGATCGAAAGGAGAAACGGAAATGAACATTCTTACATTCCTTGCGAAGAATTGGGACAGCGTGCTTGTCGTCGTTGCTTTCCTCGCGCTGGTTGTCGCGCTTATCAAGCGCGGCGAAACAAAGATTTTGAAGCAAATCCTTTTCAACCTTGTAACGCAGGCCGAAAAGCAGTTCGGAAGCGGTACGGGTTCCCTGAAATACGCCGCCGTCGCGGACTGGATTTATCAGCGAATCCCGGCGGTACTGAAACTGCTTTTCACGTCCAGCGATATTGAAAAAATGATCGAAGCCGCTTTGGAGGAAGCGAAGAAAGCATGGGGCGCGAATGAGAATTTGAAAGGCTACATCGACACCCCATCCGTGGAAAGCCTGCTTGTCGGTATCGAAGCACAGGCCGTCCAGACCGAACCCGCAGAAAACTAAACACGTCCGATTCGGACAAAAACGAAAGCCCGTCGGGGGTCATTCCCCGGCGGGCTTTTTTCGTTTCCTGTCATGCGTTTTCGTATTTCGCTTTCGCGTCCTTTAAGCGCGGGAGCGTATCAATCACTTTCCCGGTTTCGTCTGTAACTTCAAAGACGTTCTTAAAGGTCCCGTTTATGCGGCGGTCCACGCTTTCGATTGTGAATTTTCCGTCTTCACGGGTATACTTGGAAAAGAAAGCAACGTTAGATTGTTTTTTGAATTTCATAGTCATTCACCCTTTCTTTTGCGGATAACATAAATCACGGCGGAAATAACGAGTTTTACAACGGCGGCGGCGATTAGGAATATTGCAAGTTTCACAAGCATGATTGACAGTTCAGAAGAAAAAGTGTATTCTATGGGTGGGCGGTGAACCCGCCCATAGAATACGGGGTTTCGGCTTACGTCAGCTTATCAATTATCAGTAACGCAAGCCCTACCAGAAAGTCCACGATTGCGGTTATCACGATGGTCCGAACATCGACCCGCGATTTCGTGGGCTTTTTCTTTTTCTTCTTCACCTTGTCACCCCCTTTCTTTATGCTCTTATTATATACTAACGTTAGTATAAAGTCAATAGAGAAAATACGAAAAAGCAGAAAAATTTTGCGCCGTTGCGGTAGATACAGCGGCGCGAAAAACGGAGCGGCGGAAACCGCCGCCCCCCGGTAAAGCGTCAGGCGACGAACACACCCAACGGAGAACCGCCGGGAGAGCGCCACCCGCGGCGGTGAATGTCGGACAGGCGGACACGTTCAGGAGCCTTTGCGCCGTCATACAGGACCATAGCGAAAACGCCGCCGTGAAAGAAACGGGCATCAGGCAGACTAACAAAGCCGATGACGGTTCCGCCCTGCGGAGGATAGCAAGCGCCGCAAATGCGTTCGACGCGCTGGCCCACCATAACAACAACGGTGTTCACGTCGGCGGGCTGGGCGATTTCAACGCCGCAGGACGTTTCGGCGGCGGATTCCTCGACGCTGGGTTCCTCTTCCGGCTGAACCTCGTTTTCAGCGCGGAAGACCGGGGCCATAGAATAACGTTCGGGAATGATATATTCGCCGTGTTCATCGGAGAACAGTTTTGCACGGCGGGCCTTGCCGTTACGCTCGAACGTCACCGTCTTTTCGGTGCGCTTGATAATCTTGATGGTGAAAATGCAATCGTGATTGCAAGTGCTACGGTCAAAATATTCCTTGCCGATCTCGAACTTTTTCATATTGATTACCCCCATATATAAAAACCAGAAGTCGAAGTGTTGTTGTATGCCGTGTCGGTTCCCTTTTCGTGTCAGCCCGTAAGGTTGGCTGTTGTCGAACTCTACGCCCCGACAACCGGGCGGCTTTGGTTTCCCTTTCTGATTATGATTATATACTAACGTTAGTATAAATACAAGTTGGAATGATGCACAAATATACTAACGATAGATTGTACGTTTTTTATACTTGCGTTAGTATAAACAGCGTGATAAAATGGACAAGTAAAGGAGTGGTGACAATGGCAAGCAAATATGGAAACCCACGCGGGAAAGCCGCAACAGACGCGAAGCGGAAATACAACAGCAAAAACTATGACAGGATTTACCCGTATGTAAAGAAAGGCAAGAAGTCCGTATATCAGAGAGCGGCAAAGGCAAGCGGGTTTGATAGCATAAACGATATGATCGAATCGCTGATGGACGAACGGGCGGCGGCGGTGTTGGGACTGTCGCCGGAGCAGTTCGCGGCAGAGGTTCAGGCCGCGGCAGACGCGGAGCAGGAAAAGGCATAAAGAAAGCGGCGGGCATTGCGCCCGTCGCTTTTGCTTTCCTGCTGTTCAGAACTGTTCGTATGTATAGCCGCCGTTTTCGTCCAGCGTGATAGCGCCGTAATCTTCAAGAATAGAACCGTCGGTATCTTGCTTCCCGTATGTACCGACATAGTACATAGAACCGGGGAAACAAATACCCGTGCCGTCATCACAAAGAATTGCAACCCAGTTGTAGCCGCTGTCCTTGACGACGGTTTCAACGAATTCTTTGTAGTTTTCTTCCGTAATGGCTTGAAGCTGTGCTTTCGTAATGCGGATATAGGCGTATTCACCGATTTTATCGCCGGAACCCGTTTTCACGTCCTTTACAGTTAAGTCATAGTCCATCAAGACGTTGTGTTTGTGATATTCAGGGTACAGCATATCACGCCCGGAATAGACGGTTTCAACCGCACCGTCAGAAAGTACAATATCGAGGGATGAACCGCCGTAATAGACGGTATACGCGCCATTGCTTTCGGAAATGCTTGTAATCTTCCTATCAAGGCCGCAGGAAATCAGAACGATAAAGACTTCATCGGCCTGTTCGGGAGTGATTTTCATATCCGCCCGAATGGTGTTCATGGCATCGGGGTAAAAATCATACTGCGCCGTCAGTTCCTCCGATTTAGGCGTGTCCAGATCGACAAGAGCGCCGCCGCAGGCGGAGAGGGACGCGGCAAGCACCGCCGCAAGGACAAGAGATAGAACCTTTTTCATGTGGAATCCTCCGTTCTGCCGCCCAGCGTCCGGGCGGCTTGCGTTATTTTCAAAGGCCGGGACCATTGCTTTTTCTGGATTCTGACCTTTAACACAATTATCAACGCTTATTGTGTTAAAGTCAAGAAAAATGCAGACCTTTAACACAAAAGGAGGAATCGGCGGTTGAAGATATACGACTACAAGGGACGAAAGAACCTTTGCGGAAATCGCGTCAAAGAAGCACGCGCCCGGCTGAATATCACGCAAACAGACCTTGCGGCGCGTCTACAAGTTGCAGGAATTACAATGGAGCGGGACAGCGTAAGCAGAATTGAAATCGGGACCCGCTTTGTGACCGATTATGAACTTGCGGTGCTTGCGAAGATACTTGGCGTATCTATGGAATGGCTGACAGAAAATGAGCAATAGTTTTTTATACTTGCGTTAGTATAAAAATATTGTTATAATCTTTTTGCGGGGAACCGCTGAAAAGAGGAACAAAACCCGCCCGGCTTGATAGCTTGGGCGGGTTTCGCATTTTGGGAGGTTATAGCATGGGGCATTGTTTCAGTCATTTACAGCTTACAGATCGACGGAAAATCGAATACGGTTTGAACCGCGGCGATACGCCGAAGCAGATCGCGGCGGAACTTCATGTTCACGTCAGCACGATTTATCGAGAAATCAAACGCGCCCGTTGGGAGCATCTGGACGGCGATACATGGATTATGGAAGACCGCTATAACCCGGACGGAGCAGAAAAAAGATACCGTGAAAATCTCGCGGCGAAAGGTGCGCCGTTGAAAATCGGAAACGACCATGAACTTGCTGACTATTTGGAACGAAAGGTCATCGAAGAAGACCGTTCGCCTGCCGCGGCCCTTGCTGACATAACGATAGAGGGACGGACATTCAAAACCTCTATTTGTGTCAGCACTTTTTACGGTTACATTGAAAAGGGTGTGTTTCTGAACCTGACAAATAAAGACTTACCAGAAAAGCCAAAGCGGAAGCGTCCATATCACAAAGTTAAAACGACGAAACGCGCACCGCGCGGAGAGAGCATAGAAAAACGCCCGGAAGTGATTAACCAGAGAATCACTTTCGGGCATTGGGAAATGGATACTGTATATTCCGGCAAGGACGGCTCGTGCGCCCTGTTGGTGCTGACGGAACGCCTATCACGAAAAGAAATTATAGAGAAAATGCGCGACAGAACCGCAATCAGCACCGTTCGCGCCTTGAACCGTATTGAACGGAGGTTCGGGGCGCTGTTTCCGCGCGTGTTCCAGACAATCACCGTAGACAACGGCGGGGAGTTCTCCGACGTGAAGAGCCTTGAACGGTCTATCCTACGGAAAGGCAGACGAACCAAAATGTATTATTGCCACCCGTACACAAGTTGCGAACGCGGGTCAAATGAGTGTGCAAACAAAATGATTCGGCGGAAGTTCCCGAAAGGGACTGATTTCAATAAGGTCAGTCGAGCGGAAGTAAAGAAAGCCGAAGAATGGATGAACAACTATCCGCGTGAAATATTGGGCTGGAAAACTGCTGAAATCGTGTTTGCGGAATGCCTTGAAGAATTGGCGCGGGAAGCCTGATTATATTTTTTTATATTTTTTTCGCATTTACTATTGACATTTTCGATTATGCTTTCTCCTCCTCAGTCCACTTCTTCCCCGCGTTCGATTGCTTCCTGGCGTCTCTTTCTGATCTCCGCCTTCTGCGCAAGCCACGCCTGTTCCCAGTCCGCGAGCGGCCGTTCCGCCGGGGGGTCGACCGGGGCAGGTTCGGGCTTCGCCGCCGTTGCGGCAAGGTCTGCCGAGGTTAGCACGCCGTCTCGCTCATAGCCTTGCAGAATGGTGCGGAAGTATGCCGCCGGATTGCGCGGTCTGCGCTCGCCCCGCATCTAAGAACACCTCTCGCTGCATACCGGCCTTGCTCAGCCTTGTCAGCTCCAAACAGAAATTCCTATCGAATTTACAGTCCATCAGCTCCTCCAGCTCAGTCACCAGTGCGCTCGCCGCACTCGTCTGCTCTGCTGTCCTCTGCTGTACTGTACTGTCCTCTACTGTCCTGTTTTCTGCTCTGCTGTACTGTCCTCTGCTCTGTGTACTTTCCGGCTGAGAAATATCCGTTTCCTGCCGAGAAATATGTTTTTCTTGCCAAGAAATAAAGGATTGCAGCAGAAATGACTTGCCGCTCGGGTTTTTCTCCCGCATTTCCTCCTCGCTCGGCAGCCATAGATCGAAGTTTACCTGCACACCGCTGCGCCCAAGCGTCGCGATGAAGTAACACATCTGCATTCTTTTCGACGTGATAAACCCTCGCTTGTACAGGTCGCCGCTGAAAAGTTCACACTCCACCAAGCGGTCTATCACGTTCGCGATTGTTTCCGCCGGCACGGCGTACCGCCCGGCGACGTATTCCGAAAGCTGCCACAGCACGTCCTCGCGTCCGCGGCCGGAATAACTGATGTAGTAGCCCTTGTCGCCATATGCAATGTCGAGAAGGCACTCGTAGATGTACGGACCGAGAACGCCGAACTCCTGCCGCACGCTTCGCAGCTTGGGGTCACGGAACAGGCCGATGTCGCGCGGCCACCATTCCAGTCCGATTTTGTGATTTCTGCCCGTAGTATCACCTCCGGTTTTCAGGGCAGGTCCGGGGCGGAAAACCGCCCCGTTTGCCTTACTTCCGGCCGCGTTTGTTGTACAGCCGCATAAAAAAACTCCCTTCACTTATAGGCCGGAATCCCCGAAAAATTGACCACGAACGGTCAATCTCGCCGGAAATTTCTTCGGAAAATTTTATTCGGGGCAGATTTTGACGGCAATTCCGGGAAACTCCCGCTCGAACCTCGCC